ACTGGTGAGTGTGCATGGATGCCAATTACAGCTACTCAAAAGAAGTATTATGAAAAGATGGTTGAGTTTAGAAGTAAGTCATTAGATCTTTGTGTGTCACTTGACCATCAGATGTATATTGAAAAAGATAATGGATATAGATCCTTTATAGAGGCTAGTAAATTAGATCCAAAAATGACTAATTTTTATATACCTTTAACAAGTAATTATTGGGAAGGTATATATTGTGAAAAGCTTTTTGGATTAAATACTGAAGATATTTCTGAGTTTGTAGGATGGTATATTTCAGAAGGGTGGATAGAAAATGGTGGTACTATAGGTATTGCACAAAATCCTGGGCCAAAGGCTGATAGGTTAGTTAATCTTTTAGATAGTTTAGGTTTTAAGTATTCAGTTAGAGGTACTAGATATCGTATATCAGTAAAAACAATTCCTATGGTATTTCGTAATATGTTATTATCATTAGGTACTTCTAAAGTTAAACATATTCCACAACTTTTTAAAAATTTATCTATGCCAGCTATATGTAGATTATGGGAAGGATTAATGTTAGGTGATGGAAATGTATGCATACAAGAAGATAGAGAGGATAAGTATAGTTATTATACTGTATCATATAGGTTAGCAAATGATATACAAGAGATATCACAAAAATTAGGGAGAAGAGCAACTATACATAGTTCTTTTCCTAAAGAAAAGTTTATTGATGGTAGAAGTATAGGACGTAGTTTAGGATATACAGTTAATATAAATAGAGGTAAAAGAGCTAGTGTGAGAAATTTAGAGAAAAATATATTTGACTATAATGATGAAGCATTTTGTGTTACTACACCTTGGCATACTATATATGTAAGACGTAACAATATCTGTAGTTGGGTTGGAAATTGTAATGTAGTAGTACCTGTTACAGGGTCTATTATAGACGCACTTTTAGCAAGAGTTATGGATGTTTGGAAAACAGAACCTTTCTTCTCTGTCAGAAGTCTTAATGAAACTGTTGACCAAGCAACTAAACAAATAGGTCAACTTCTTGAATGGGCAAATAGGCATGAACTTAAACTTTTCCAAACTATGATTCCAACTATTCTTTCAACTCTCAAATTTGGTAATGGTTTTGGTAAACTCACATGGACTTTAGCTAGTGACTTTACAGCTCAACCAGGAGGTAAGTACCGACATATACCTATTCAAAATATTCTTTTTCCTTCTAACTGTCTAAATATCCATACAGCTCAGTGGGTAGGAGATCAAAATACTTATACCTTTAGTGACCTTAAAAAGCTTGAAAGACAAGGTCTTCTTTATGATATTAATAGTCTTAAAGATAAGGAGCCTGAATCTACACCTAATTCTCAACTTGATGATGAACAGGAAAAATTAACTACTATGTCTTCTAAGCCTGGTGACATGTGGACTCTTTATGATATCTGGATGGGTTGGGATGTGAATGGTGATGATATGGATGAAGAGATACATGTAGCTGTTTCTTATCCTGATTGTAAGATTCATGGAGCTTGGATGAATGAGTATGGACATAGGCCATATAGACATTTTAAACTCTTTCCAAGGGAAAATTCTGTATGGGCTATGGGCCTATGTGAGTACCTAGGTGACTTGCAAGAAGAATTAACTACACTTCATAGACAGAGAACTGATAATGCAACACTTGCTAACACTAGATTCTTTAAAGCTAAAAGTGGAGCAACTGGTGTTAAACCTGGTATGAAAATTTGGCCTGGGCGTGTCCTAGTAATGGACGACCCAGAGAAGGACCTGATTGGAGAACAGCTTGGTGAAATATATCAATCAAGTGTTCAAGCAGAAATGATACTTATGTCCTTAATTGAGAAACGTGCAGGTTTATCAGATGTAGCTATGGGCAAAGCTCCAAGAAGAGAGACGGCAACTACAACACTTGCCTTGATTCAGGAAGGTAATAAACGTCTTGAGTTCTTAATTAACTATATCAAGATTGAACTTGCTGAACTTGGTATGGATTATTTAGAACTTCATAGACAGTTTGCTTCTCCAGAGAAAGTAATTAACTGTCTTGGACAGGAAGGACAGATAGTTACCCAAGTCTTAGCTGGTGGAATTAGAGGAAGGATCGTTCTTGACATAACAGCTGGAAGTGAAGGTTCCTCAAAGGAAGTAGAGAGGCAACAGTTAATTCAACTATTTGGTCTCTTTAAAGACTTCTATATGAGTATGATTGAACTTGCAATGATGGTAGCTAATCCTGAAGTTCCACCTATGGCACAGGCTTTTGCATTGAAAGTTTCAGCTGCGGCTACTAAGTTTATGGAGCAAATAGGTGATAACTTTAATGTACGGGATATTAAGGAACTAATCCCATCTTTACTTAATACTTTTGGTCCTATGAATGGAGGAATAAACAATGGCGGAAATGGAGGAGGAATGGAGAGCCCTGGCGGACAACCAGGCATGGCAGGTATGCAGGGAGGAATGGAAGGAGCAGCTTCGGGCAATGGAAAGGCAAGTATGGAGTCTGAGTTCATGGGAGGAGTTTATTGAACTTAAAGGTAGACGTGCAGGTCTACTTGCTGCTTTCCATGTAATTGATAACTTGAGATTTGGTGAAGAAACTGAAAACGCTAAACATTATTAACTTTAGGAGGTAGTATGAATAAAACTTTTGCAAAGCAAGTATTTGAAGAATGGGGCTTCTGGCCAATTTGTGGTGGAGTTGATGAACCACCTATAGTTGAGCCACCTCCAGTTATAGAGCCTCCTGTTATTGAACCTCCACCAGTTTCTACACCTGTTATTGGTCTTGAAACTAAGTTGGATGGAGATCAAATTCCTGAAGAACTTAGAGGAAAAAGTTTAAGTGAAGTAATTGGTATGCTTCAACAACCAACTCTTCCTCAGATACCTGAACCTGTTCAACCTTCAAGTCAAGAACCTACTGAACAAGAAACACTTGAGGAACTTAGAGTTAACTTTTATCAAGATCCAATTGGAACAGTGTCCAAACTTGTTCAAATGGCTATAGCTCCAGTAGTTAATTCAATTTACCAAGATAAGGAGGATAAAGGAAGAAACTCTATAGTTAGTCGTGACAATTATGATATGCTAAAGAAGGATGTTGATGAGTTTATGACTAATGTTCCTCAACATCTTCGGGCTAATCCTCAGTCTTGGGATATAGCTTATAATTATGCAAAAGGAAAGAACTTTGAAAAGTTAACTAAGCAAGTTTCATCAGCACCTGCTGAACTTCCTCCACCAACAGGAATTCTATCAGTTGGAGGAAAAGTTAACTTAACAGAAGATGAAAAAAGGGCTGCACTTAATATGGGGATAACAGAGGAGGATTATATAAAATGGAAATAAGTGAGAAAGAAGCTAAAGAGATTTTGGAGAATGTAAAAAGGAAAGCTCTCGTTGGAAAAGGTGAAATGTCTATGAGAGACCTTGACGGGCTTGAGGTTAAAGGTAAAGAGGGAAAGAAGTATCGGTGGATAAATTCAAAGACAATGAACGTAGATAGAAAGGCTATTGAAGGATGGGAAGTTTGTAAAGACGCTGAAGTTAAGGGTGGAATTTTTCAAAATGGAACTCATAAGAATGGGGATTTAATTCTTGCAGAAATGTCTAATGAGCAATTTCAAGAGAAATCTCAGAAGAACAGAGAAAGAGCTAAACGATTAGAGCGTTCTGTACAAGAGAATTTTCATGAGGAAGGAAGAAAACTGGGTGTTTCTACTTATGAGGAAATATCTAATAAATAGGAAGGAGGTGATTAAATAATGGCAACAATTAGTATGAAACCTATGATGGCTGCAAAGACTATTAGTGGGAATTCTCCACAGTTAGTTCCGTATCCTGAGGCTGCAAGCCAGACATTTGTACGTGGAGAGATTGTATACTTAGTTGGAGGAAAAGTAACTGAAATTAGTGGAGATACTCCTGGTCAAATTCTTGGTGTAGCTGCTGAAGATGCTTCAGGAACTACTAATACTCAAATACTTGTTTGGATAGCTAATGATGATACTATTTTTGAGGCTAACTATTCAGATGATGCTCAGGCAGGAACTGCTACAGCTGTAAGTATTGTGGGCTTAAGGAAGATACTAGATAGAGATACTACTAATAGTCGAGTTTATGTATCTAACTCGGGAACGACACCAAGAGTAACTATTCTTGGACTTAGTGAGAAAGATGCTGCTGGAGATACTGGTGGAAGAGTTCTTTTCCAGTTTATGAGACAGTATTCACAGCTCTTTTCTACTTCATAAGGGAGGAGGTGATATAAAGAATGACTACTACACGTAGTGCTTTTGCAAGTTTACTTGCACCAGGATTAAGGAAGATTTATTTTGATGAACTTAAGGAAAGACCACTTGAGTACGAAGCTATTTTTAATATTGAGTCATCTAAAAGGAAGTATGAAGATGATTATCAGATGGCTGGACTTGGAAGTATGCCTGAGAAGGCGGAGGGGCAGTCTATTATTTATGACGACCCAATCTCAGGTAATACTAAGAGATATACTCATCTAAGTTGGGGTCTTGGTTTTAGGATAACTCATGAAGCTTATGAGGATGACCTTTATGGTATGCTTGGTAAGAAGATGTCTAGTCAGCTTGCTAAGTCAGCAAGAAATGCTCAGGAAGTTCATGCACATGCTATATTGAATAATGCTTTTGCAGCTTCTGCAACTGCATCAACTCTTGCAGCTGCTAATACTTTTGATGGTTACAGTCTCTGTAATGTGGCTCATGTAAGGCTTGGTGGTGGGACTCAGGCTAATAGGTCTTCAACTGATGCAGATCTTTCAGTATCAAGTCTTCAGGCTGCTATTGACTTGTTTGAGGGATGGACTGATGAACGTGGGATTTCTCTTGTTTGTCAGCCAAAACGACTAATAATTCCTTATCAGACAAAATGGATAGCCAGGGAAATACTTAATTCAAGTGCTAAACCATATACTGCTAACAATGAGATAAATCCTTTAATGGATGAAGATCTTAGTTTTATGGTTAGCCATTATTTAACTGACTCTGATTCTTGGTTTCTTATTGCGGATAAAGGAGTTCATGGACTTAACTTCTTTTGGAGAGAGAAACCTACATTTAAAGAATCTGATGATTTTGACACTGGTGATGGTAAGTTTAAAGGTTATCAGAGATTTGTATCTGGTGTTTCAGATTGGAAGGGTGTATTTGGAAGTCAAGGAGCTTAACTAAGGGAGGTATAGTATGTCTACTTTAAAAGTAGGTGATGGTGTTACTTCCTTTAGCAAGCCGGCAGGTGCTAGGCCTTCCCAGCTATGTCTATATGACACAGCTGGGGTTGCCTGGTTTATATGGGTAGATACTTCTGGAATACTAAGGATAAGTGATACTGCTAATACTGAAGAAACTGATTTTGCGTCAGGAGGAACAATAGTTGGAGCACAAAGCGCATAAGTTAGATAGCGAAATATTTAACAATGTAACTTGTAAATGTGGCCAGGTTTATCAAAAGCTTGGCCCTTTACAGATTGAATGTCCAACTTGTTTTACAACTTTCTTAACTCAAAAATGGAGGTTAACTAAGTATGGATGTAGCTCTGTCAATTCAGACATATAATGGTCCTACACGAGTAGGATATTTACTTAGAAGTCTTAGGAAAGCTGGTTGGCCTCCATTTCCTGTTTATGTTTTTGAAGATCCATCTTCTACTAGAGCTTGGGAAGACCTTCAAATAGTTTGTAAAGACTTTCCAGTTAAGTTAGGTAGACGACCTAGTTGGGGTAATATGCAAGGATGCTTTCAGTATGCTATGGAACAGACAAGTCATGATTTAACTATCCTGATGAGTGATGATATACTTGTTCAACCTGGTTGGTGGGAAACTCATTTATCTTGGTATGAGAAACTTTATGACTTAGTTGGTGCCTCGGCTTTTTCTCATTGGGACTCGTGTGAACTTATCTCTCAAGGATGGATAGATGATAGAGAAGAGTTTATTAAACTTATAGATTTATGTATTCCTGATAATCCTTGGTACTCAGAACCTGATATCATACATGCTGTGCATGGTTCTTGTTTTGCTCTTCGTAGAGATGTATGGGAAGACCAAGGTGGATTTGCCCAAGACTTCCTTGCTAAAGACGAAGACATATCAAGGAAAATTTGGATAAATACTGATTTAATTTGTGCTAAATTTCCTGGCTCTCCACTTCTTCATATGAGTGGAGAGTCAAGAAAATGGGATAAGTATAATGAAGACCATCCAGAAGTTGGTAAGCAAACTTGTTCATATCAAGGTATATCTGCTAAAACTAGTGAGGAAGCATGGCAACTTCAGATTCCTAAAATGAAAGTTGGAAGGGAAAAGTTAAATGAATATCTACGAAGAACAAGCGAAGTTGGAGTTGGTTGAACTGGATAAGGTTGATAATCAGTTTCATAAACCTAGGTTTGATAAACTGTTAGAATGGATAGATGTTATTCAACCAGCTACTTTAATAGACATTGGATGTTCTTGGGGATATGTATTAGAAATGATTCCTAAATCAATAAAATCTATTGGGATAGATATAAGTTCAACTAAAACTTGTTATTGTAGAAAACTTGGTTTTGATGTTTTTCAATTAGATATCCTAACTGAACATATACCTCAAAAATATTGTGAAATGGTTATAGCTATGGAACTTCTTGAACACTTTAATGAACCCTTAAAAATAGTTAAAGAATGTGCTAGGTATGGTAAGTATATAGTTTTCTCGACTCCGGTTTATAGTACAGATGAAGAAGCTATAGATGGTAAATTTCATCTTAAACATATTCTTCCAACTGAACATTTGGAACTTGTTTCTCAAGTTGGAAAAGTAAGGGAATTTACTGTTATTAAGTCACCTCAAGAAGGAACTTGCTGGTCAATGTCTTTAATAGAGGTTTTATGAAACTACTAATCTTTATAGCTAAAGGAAGTGAAGTTGAGAACTTAGGTTTAATGTACTTAGCTACTATAGCCCAAGACTATGGTTATGAGCCAGTTCTTCTTAAAGATAATGGGCAGCTAACAGTTGAGGAAATTCTTGACCAAAGGCCTTCAATAGTTGGTTTTCAGGTCTTTACTGGTTATCATAAAAGGATGTTTCAACTTGCTGACCAAATAAGGTTTACAGGAACATTTGTCATAATTGGAGGACCTCATGCAACTTACTTTACAGATGATTGTTGGGAACATGCTGACCAAGTTTATAAAGGAGAGGCTATTTCTACTTTCTTAACTCCTAATGTTTTTAACCAGGATCTACTTAATCCTGAGGAATGGCCTCTTCCTTATCGTGGATGGTCTTCAGGTAAGATCCAGAATATAATGACATCCTTTGGGTGTGTTAAAAGATGTTCCTACTGTTATAACTCAACTTGGCAAGAAATGTATAATAATTATCAGGTTCGTCAAAGGTCAGTTGATTCAGTTCTTAAAGAGGCTGACTTATGTAATAGTGACTTGATTTTCTTTCAAGATGACTTCTTTGGTTGGAATATTAAATGGCTTAGAGAGTTTGCTTCTAAATGGACTCGTCCTTATCATTGTCAACTTAGGATAGATGCTATAAGTGAAGAGAGAATTGACCTACTAAAAAAGAGTGGTTGTACTGGCGTTACTTATGCTATTGAAAGTTCTAATGAAACTATCCGGAAAGATATCCTTCATAGACCAATTTCAGATGACCGACTTTGGGAAAAGGTTAAGTTAATTCGGGAAAGTGGTTTAGCAGTTAGAACTGAGCAAATGCTTGGAGTTCCAACTTCAACACTTGAGGATGAACTTAAGTTACTTGAACTTAACTGTTACCTAAGACCTCAAATAGCTTGGTCAGCTATATTCCAACCTTATCTTGGAACTTGGCTTGGAAACTGGTGTATTGAGAATGGATGGTATCAAGGAAATAATGACGATATTGATGATTCCTTTTTTAAAACAACCAGGTTAAACTTTTCAGATAAAAGAAAAGTTGAAATTGAGAGACTTCAAGAAGTTTTTAATCTTTGTTCAAAGTTTGACCAAGGTCAAGAAGTTGCAAAAAGTTATGTAGAAAGTGGTGATTTTAAAACGCTATTAGCTAAAACAAGGGAGGTCTCATATAATGGACTGTATTGAAACTAAAAAATTTGGAGTTGCTGCAGGAATTGGTGACCTTAGCTGGATATACTCCAAACTTAAGTATATTGGTCAACCACTTGAATTTCAGGTGGCAGATGGATTTCCTCGAAGAAGTTTACCTTTTCTTAAACTTCTCCCAGGTATTGAGTATGCTGAATATAGTCCTCATAATTGGTCAGATCTTCAAGCATGGGCTCGAGCTCATCCTTATGAAACTTATCAAGACATAAGAGAAAGAGGATTTGGAGTTGAATACTTAGAGAATAATATGCATCTACTTGCTGGTCGAAGGCTTGAAGAATGGCTTCCAGATCTTCCAACTGACTTCCATTATGAGATGATTATTCCTGAAGAGGATAAGGAAAGAGCTAACTTTCTCTGGAAGAAACATGAACTTGGGACTGGTCCTGTAATGGCTATTAGTTGTGCATCTTATCGTGGGTCAGAAGCTTGGAATACTTGGGGAGTTAAACCTTGGCTTGAGTTTCTTGAGTTAGTTAGAAGAGAAGTTCCTGAAATGAAATTTGTTCTTATTGGTGGTTTTTGGGATGATCTAACTGCAACTATTGCAGATACTGGTGGATTTATTGATCTAGTTGGGAAGACAAATATTGGAACTTGTATTGAACTTCTTAAAAAAATTGACTACTATGTTGGTTTCTGTTCAGGACTTGGAGTTCTTAGGACTGTTCTAAGTAAAAAGGTATTTACTCTTTGGCCAGATATACATTATACACATATATGGAGTTGGGTCCCACCTGAGATGTCTGAGGATGGGACATATGTTGGTATGCTTTGGCGTGAGCCTGAGTTTGTATTTGAACGAGTTAAACAATGGATGAAAAGATAGGAGGAATGTATGTCACTTCAGAATGGAACAAATCCAATAGTTCTTGATGCAGCTACTCAAAGTGTAGGGAAAGTAAAAGTTACTTGTATAGTTTGGTCAGGAATAGGAACTGGTGGAGATGATCTTTTAATAAATACTGTAGTTTCTGGTTCAATAGTATTTGAAGGAAAAGCTGCTCAGTATGCAACTGTTACTATTCCCGTTAATGGTTGGCTTGATGGGATTTATATAACTACACTTGACTCTGGTAAAGTAATGGTTTATTTAGATAATGGTTAAATAATGGTTAGGAGAATATAATGTCGATAACTTTAGGTAAAAAAAGTATTGAAGTTGAAAGAATCTTTAGTTCAATTCCATCTATGATGGTTTATAAGCCATTAAAGGTAGATGTAAATGCTTCAGAAACACCTAAAGAAACTATTATTAATATCCATGTCTCGGTTCAATGTGAGTATGTCTCTTGGTGGAGGAGATTAAAAGGAGGGCTGGTTGAAAACTGCAAATTCCTATTCAGCAAGTTTAACAGCGACAACAAGTAGCCAGACATTAACTCTTCCAGCTGGTTCTGGTGAAGTTTTAATAGTTAATGACCATGCTTCTGTTAGTGTTTATTTAAATTTATCAGGAGGAGAAGCAACTTCAAGTAATTGGGAACTTAAAGCTACTGAAGTCTTAGTTCTTTCAGAATTTAGAACTAAAGCTATTTCTTATCTTGCAGCTTCTTCAACAGTTGGGTTGAGAGTTTTAGTTCTTTATTAAGGAGGGTTTAGGATGAAATGGTTAATTGGAATATCAATAATTCTCTTATCAGCAGGTCTTTTAATAGCTCTGCCTTATCAGCCTAAAACAACTTTGACTTGGAATGCACCAACTACAAATATAGATGGCTCACCTTTGACAGACCTTGCTGGCTATAAGGTCTATCACTCACAAGCCAGTGGGGTCTATACTGATACAGACAGTAAGGATGTAGGAAATGTAACAAGTGTTAATATTCAGAATACTGTCGGGAACTTAAAAGGAAACTGGTGCTTTGTGGTTACGGCTTATGATGCTGACCTAAATGAAAGTGATTATTCTAATGAAGTGTGTGCTACGTTTTCAAAGAA